CCATCAGAAGAGGGTTACCCTCAGGGGATGCCACGGTGAATGGATCTTTAGTTATTCCATAAGATATACGAAAGGCTTCCTGAGGGGATAGTCCTGAGACACCCTCAAGTTCCCGCCTGTCTGCGTCCCTGATATTCTCCGCAAGATACGGGATATCCTCTGGGGTCGCCTCACGTACATTTAATTTATAATCCACTAATACCGTCTCCGCTGTCTTGAGTTGAACAGAGCCTCAAACTCAGCAGCCACGAACTTACTCGGTAAGGGGCTGTTGTTCTCTAGTGTAATAGAGACTCTATCCGACTTAGCAAATATAGGGAATCTGAATGTACCTGAGTTCAACGCTAGGTTATCGACACCCAGTGTTGCGTTGTCAGTACCTAGTATCTTACCTGTATAAGTATATGTAGAAGTAGTACCGTAATCAGGTGTTACACCCACAGTAAAGTAAGCAGTATCTGTGAAAGATATCATACCATACCTCAACTGGTGGCGACCGAATGCCCGCTCAACAGTACCTTGGGTTTGGTCCCGGTACTTCATGGTGGGCTGGGTGAACTGATACTTCATCGTATATTGCTCACCAGCGAACAGAGTCACGTCACGTAGATCCCCCTCGACCACCATGGTTGTCCCTACCCCCGCTGCGGTCGTATAGATATAACCATTATTATCCGTAAGTATTGTGGGATTGATCGCTAAGGCAGGGTTAACGGGAGACACCTCAGGGACGTAGGGAAGGGTTACCGTGGTTTGCCCCGTAGAAGCAGAGTAGACAACCGATCCTCCTGACGGGGAGGTCCTACGATCTAGTGTTATCACATACTCAGACCCGTTGTCCTTGAGTCCTGTGGTGAGATTCATCTTCTCTAGGAATACCCCCTCATCCCGTTTGACAACCATGTAAAGAACACTGTCGATAAAGGAAATACTGAGTATCTTTGTGCATGTAAAGGTGAACTTCGACCAAGCGAACTGGGTTCTTTGCTTCCCTTGGTTATCGTAATTATATACATACATGGTGTTCCCACCTGTAATGCAGCATATGATATCTTCGTGAGTACTCCCTGCAATTTGGGTAACTAACCCCTCGATATAGGCAGGCACAGGCTCAGATAGATCGATACTGTTGAACGCGAGGTCCACACCGTTGGTGACAAAGAGTTCTCTAATACCACTGAAACCACCCCTCTTGAACGGGAAGAACAACGAGGTAGCAGATCGGATAGGTTCACAGGTTTTAAGTGCTTCATAATCAGAAATAGGTGTTATCGAGATTGTCTTCGGGGTGACAAGAGGGGATCCTGTAAGGGCGAACTGAGTCTGGTCAGACAGCAGGATCAACCTGTCGTTATACCCCACCATATTACGGAGGATTGATACCCGTTCCCCGGAAGGATAGACATCCACCGGACCTGTGTCTAGGAGAGATGTCGTGGTGACTTTAAAGAAGTTCCAGTACACCCCGGACTCACTCATAATCACATTCTCATCTGAGAGAAGTGTCAGTCGGCCTTTGAATAGATTGATGGCATTGATCTTATAACCGACAAAGGAGGGGTCGTGATTAGTTGTCTCATCTCCGACCAATCGGTTGTGCCAGTTGAAAGCATCATATGTAGTCCCTCCACCCGGAGTTGTACCATCAGCAGATTTAAATAGGAAGTCCCCACTCGCTTCTCTAATCAGAATATGGGGCATCTTAAGAGGATCTAGTTGGATGTTCACTCCCGGCTTGGCACACTCTACATACTTACCAACACCAAGAGGGATGTCAGTAGACTCTGTTCCATCCGCATTGAACTTCACGTAATAGTTATCAATATCTTTCTCAAGGTCTCCATCGACCCGGCATATCCAACCATCAGGAGCAACAGGCGGTAGATCACTGAAGATCTGAACCGATTGCTTAATCAGTTGCATGTTGTCGCCGCCGTCATCCTCTTCCACGGTGATGTTGAGGTTAGCAGGGGAGGACGCGGTATCACGGATGTAGATTACGGATCCTGATTGTAGAACCTCTAGGTCTAGGTCTGCTACTTCATCACTTCGTTCCACTAACTGTTTGGCTAGAGCCTCCGCAACATCTATGGTCCCTGCATCTAGATCCTCAGGTTCATCCCCAACGCCATCCGCAACCGATCCGCCTGTGAACTGTGAGGGGATAATGATATGAGCAGCATCGACATCCTCTGAGATATTTGTGTTACCTTCATGCCCCGACTTGGTTTGGGAGACAGTCAGGATGTCGTTGATGAAGTCAGCCTCACCTAGTTCTGCTTGCATGTCATCGCTGTTGGTGAGCCGGACATAGAGGACTCCGTTGTGGCCCTTCTCTGACATGATGGCATTCTTCAGTTGAGTAGCAATCCCACCCTTGGTGGTTACACCCGAGAGACCAACCTTAATGCGATCATCATCAGCGGAGGTGCGTGTAAACTTCTCCCACCTTGTATCAGTTTCATTCCATACAATCTGATCTCCGTCAGTGACGAGGCACGTATCAAGTGCGTCACCAGTCCAACTGGTTGCGTCTGTTGCCCCCGAAGCGTCTAGGTCTAGTAAATCTACGGTCATGGCGGCCCATGTAGAACTACTATCAATGATGTTGTATACGTCACCGTTCACCCGTGCTGTTGGCTCTTCGTGCGTTCCCTCAAGGATAAAACGGAGGTCGAAAGTCCCGCGTGGTCCTGACCCATCTGTAGTACCCAGAGGCTCCCCAGTCACCGCAGGTAACTCGTCATGTTTGAATACATAGGTTCGTATTCTGAACTCGCCGTCAGGGAGAAGCCCCTGTAGTGTGATGCTCTCATCATCATCGAGATCTCCGGGTGTGTCAGTAAGAACTGTTAGTTCCGCAGAACCGATTGAGATATCAGAGTTGGTTCCATCTGGAGTCTCAAAGAAAGCAACCAAGTTCCCACCAATGTGAACCTTGTATTTAGTACTGAAGTTTGAATTCTTAATCCACAAGAGGGCCTCGGTCGATTCGTCATCAGTCAACCAAGGATCTGCGGTAACTCCTGTTTCTCCCTGTCGTGAGTACCCAGCAACACTAGCGTCAAAGGCGACCCCTGTGTTTTTATTAACAATGTATGTTACATCTGCAATGGTCACAAAGTCGAAGTGCTCTGTGGGGTCATCACCACCAGCAATGTTCAGATAGGCAGCAGCCCCAGTATCTATAGTGACTGTCTTGGCAGTGCCATCAATGTCGTGGACCCGAAGGGTTCCTGTTCCACCAACATTATCAATGGACACTATGTAACGCTCACTAGTATCTCTGTTGATTGTGTGGATCGCAACGCCATCGGAGTCCGGGATAGAAGCCCCGCCGGTCTCAGTTAACTCTGCCACAAACTCAGTAGGTGGCCTCTTTGTCAGCCCGTCCACAGGCGAACTCAAGGCGTTCTCCTGTAGTTCGCATTGGTTTGGATACCTCAACGATGGAGGGGCTTGGGAGACACCACCAAGAAGATTTGGAACTGAGTTAGTAATCAGCGGCATTAAGAGACCCTTGTGTAAACTGAAGGTCGGTTGATAATACGATATACATCATCATTATCGAATATGGACGGGTCTGCTGTGTCCATCTCAAACTCCCGCATGGAGAAGAGAGCCATCTGTTCATCCCGTAGGGTGAAGGCGTGGTGTTCTTGAGCACCCACAAGACGGTCTTGGAATACACGAGCAGATCTAATTGTTATCAAACGCTTGGCAGGCTCAGGGAGTTCGGTGAAGTCCAAGAGGTATACAACAGTGCATTTGATTGAGTCGGTGAAGGTTGATGTTCTATTCTTCCGATCATACAATGTAGTACCACGGAGGACTAGATCATATTTAATATCGTTAGAGTCAAGACGGACAACTGTGTTGCCAATCAGGATAGTGCCTGAAGTATCAGGAGCCATAGGAACATCGTGGACTGTATTGAAATGCCACCCTTGTGACTGCACTTCTCTTGAAATCTCATCGAGGATGTTCTGGGCAAGCACTGCATCTGAGTTGGTTGCTGCGTCACCCGTCAGACTGTTGATGGGAGGTTCTCCCACGACACTGAGAATGGTATTAACCGCATTAAGTTTAGTAGATATTGATGTCATTTCTTACCCCAAAGAAAGGGGGTAGCCCCAAACGAGTGGAACTACCCCCGGAAACAGGGAGACCTATGTCTCTATCAAGCCGTGGTCTTCATCTCGTAGCAGCACTCCTCGCGGAGGACTCCGTGACCCATTGCGTACTTCGCAAGCAGCAGGTTGCCCTGACGCTCAACGCTGTACTCAGTCTCAAGACCGAGGTCCATCAACTTGACAGTACCGATTGCTTCTTTGTGGAATGCAACGCCAACGGTTTCGGAGTAATCCTCACCGGAGTAACCATCAGCCGCCGTGCCGTTGACATCGTTCATCACACCAGCAGCACCGTGAATCGCATGGGCCGTACCCGACTCGTCCAATCCACTTGGGAGGTTGTTGCTCTTCATAACGCGGATACCAGCAACGCTGATCATCTCACCGGGATTTGCAACGGAGCCATTGCCCTCGTTACCATAATCTCGGTTGATTGCATCCTTGTTCTCATTAATGAGCAAGTAGTAATGCGCTGGATTCAGGACGCAGTAGCGGTCTGTCCCCGGAACATTCTTCTCGTCCATCTTCTGAGCGATTCGGAACATATGATCAACAAGTTCATCACCTGAGTATCCACCTGCAGCACCATCACCAACATAAGACTCACCGAGGTATGTAGTGGACGCACCACCGAAGCGATCAGCAGTAGCACGAGCACCAGCGATGACAGGGACGTCCAGTCGTCGATCAGGTTTTTCGGC